TGGTTCAACTGTGTTGGGGAGGTATGAGGCCATGGGCAGTGCTTTCGACAGCGAAGTGTATTCCGAGCGCCAGCGGTTGCCGGGGGTGTCAATCAGCCTGCCGAAGCTACTTCGAGAGCTCTTGTGGGCGGCCGATAAGAAATCGGTGACGCTCTCACTGGAGTATCGAGCCGACGTGTCCGGCTGCGAATGGTGGGAAATCCGCTGGGGCGATCAGTTCGCGGTGGCGACAACCCTTGAACTCTGCCTGTTTCGCGCCGCCGTCATTCGACGACGGGATGACCAGCGGGCTCAGCGCTATGCGGGCATTGAAGCCCCGCCCACAACCGCTCCAACCCCGCCACAGTCCGCTCCGTAGCGTGATCCGCGATCCGCTCGAGCAGGTCCGCCGCCACCTCCGGCAGCTCGATCCCTTCGACCGCGCTGACGTAGAGGTCGAACGGCGCGAGCACGATGTGAAAGAGCTCATGGCGGAGCGTGAGGAGCACGCCGGCGTCATCCGCGAACGCAGCCGGGTTCAGACTGATGTGGGCGCTGTGGTAATCGACCAGCCGGGTGCACTCGCCTCGTGTCCATCCACCATCGCCATCGGGTGATCGAGACTCGTAGCTGACGGCGATGTCCCACTGATGGAGTCCGCACTTGGCGCTGAGCTGGGCGAGGTGCTCGGCGACGACTCGCTCGACGGCTGATTGGTCCACCAGTCACCCGCTTTCCCCAAGCAGCATCGTTTGAATTTCTTCGCCGCGCCGCACGGGCAGGGCCCGTTGCGGCGCACGTTGACCGAGAACACGCGCGTGTCAGGCAGACTCACTTGGACCCGAGCCCGCCTTGGGGTCCGCCACCACTCGAGCCGGTCGGCACTGGTCGCGTCGGGTGGGTGGTCGACGAGACTTGCTTGCTCTCGCTGCATGGGGTGGCGCCGTTGATGTTGGGGTTTTCGTAGGACATGGTCACTCCAGAGGGGATTGAACAGAAGGCAACGAAGGGAACGAGGTGAATTGAATTGAGTTTTTCCTTCGTTCCCTTCGTTGCCTTCTGTTCAATCCGAGAACGTGAATGTCATCAGAAGCGCATCAAGCACGTCGGGCGAGCGGTGAAGCCGCTCCTGTATCTCGCTCTTATCTTCGAGCCGCATCTTGATCTCGCCCTCTTCATACTCCTGGAGCGGCGTCCGCAGCTCGGCCAGCTCCTCGCGCAGAGACAGCCACTCGGGCAGCCCGCCGCAGTAGAGCGGCACATAGTTCTCGCGGTTGGGGTCGAGGCGCCGCTTGAGTGCGTACGCGTTGGCCGTGCGCCGGTTGACGTAGAGCTTGCCGCCCTTGCCCGCGCCGAAATATCCCACCGCGCTCTCGAATGGCTCCGGTGCGAGGTCCGGCCTGTGGGGCTGGTCGACTCGCGAGGCCCACCACGCGTCGATGCGGCGGCGCTGTTCGCGTGCCAGGTACGACCCGAAATTCCGGCCGATGCCGCCCTTGTCGTAAATCACTCGATCGGGGGCCACGTTCCATTTTTTCGCCAGGTCGAGAACGATTGGTTCAAGTCGGTGTCGGGCGTCGTCGAGGACTCCATGCCACTCAGACGCGAAGATTTCGAGCACTCGGGTTCGGTGTCGGGCGACAACCACTGAGCGATCCGCGCCGACCCCTCCGCCAATATCAACGCCGAGATACACAGGGCCCGTCGGAGTGTCGCGATAAAGCTCATCATCGAGTGTGCTCTCCGCTGTGCATCGATCGAGCCAGGCCGACGGGATAAACCGCACCGACTCCTGGCCGGGGAACTCGCCGAGGATGTTCGACCGCCACCACGGTGATTCTTCGCCGTGGATCTCCCGCATCTGGTTCAGGAATGACTTCGAGGCCATGCCGACCTTGGAGAAGTCGTTGCCGGCGTCGGGTGATTCGAGGGAGCTGATCGGCACTGTGGTGATCGTGCTCGAGCCCTTCATCGCCAGGTCGTGCAGCTCGCGGAAGTGGCAGTCGTAGCGGATGGGGTTTCCCGAGACCACGAGGCGATTCGACGCGAGGCCGTGGATGGCCGACCAGATCTCCGGCTCGATGCCGCTGGCCTCATCGACGATGACGAGCAGCTCGCCGGCGTGCTGGCCACCGAAGCCTTCCTGGTTCTTGGCGGCGAAGCCGAGCACACCCCATTTCGTTCCGGACTTCACGGTGAGCCGCTGTGGGCTCGAGTAGCCTTGCGTGAGATGGTCCCAGCCGAGACCGAGGTTCGCACGGTCCGCCGCCTTGGCGGCTTCCCTGATCTCTTTCCAGAGCACGGACACCACCTGGCGGTGGTCCGGGCCCGTCGTGATCACGAGCGAGTTCTCGCGGGTGTAGAGCCACCACAGGACGATGCCGGCGAGAAGGTAGCTCTTGCCCACCGCGCGCCCCGCGGGGACGACAGTGACGGGACTCCTGACGACTGCTTCACTGACCGCTTTCTGTTTGCTCCACAGCTTGCGCCCCAGGATCCGCTCCTGAAACTCCACCGGCTTGTCCCTCAGGTGCTCGAGCACTTTCCTCGCGCTCGATATCTCTGAGCAGCTCGGACCAGGCATCACGGGCTTGAGTCTCTTTCGGGGGTGCGATCTTCAAGCGGGCGAGCTCGAGCTTCTCGGCGTCGAGAGCGAGCTTGGCAGCCACCAGGTCGTTGCGGTCGAAGGCTACCAGCGTCTTGATCGCCGCGATGCGGTGCCGGGTGTCGAGGTCGTAAGCCTGGCCGGCGACGATCTTCGCAAGCTGAAACAGGGCCTCGGTCCGCATGCAGTCCGGGGTGCCCCAGTTCTCGCGTGCGGCGCGACGCAAGAGGGCGAGATCGGATCGGCTGAACTGCCAGTGCTCGCGCCCTTCGGGTTCAGGACTTGGGATGTCGGTCACAGGGCGGAAGCGGAGACGCGTCCCCGCCCCTCGAAAGGAGCGTCGCGACCGAGGCTTGGAGGTCGGCCAGACGCGTTGCGCAATCGTCGCGATGGCCCGCGTCGCGATGCGCCTCGATCCACACCTTACCGAGCGACACCACGGCGTAAGTGACCAGGCCCGCGACCCCGGCTGTCGACCAGTCCGGGTCCGGCTGGGCCAGGGCCCAGACGGACATGAGTAGAGCCACGGTGTTCACGGGGTTTACCTCAGGAGCTGAAACGAAACCAGAGCGACAGCAGCGCAAGCCCGAGCGCAAAACAGGCCCACCCCCACCGCGGGGCAGGCGGACCGGTCTGTGTGTGGTCGCGCACTCGGGGCCTCTGGATGGGGGTGGGTCGAAGCTGTCGGTATTCACCCCTATGGGCGCCGCGCGCTCAGTTTCGCCAGCCAGCTCGGCAGCCGCGGACCTTCCGGGATCGCTTCCGGACGAAAATTGGGGCGCTCAATCGCGGCGGGTCCCTGCGCGGCGATCCGGGCGATGGTCGCGGGGCAGACGTTCAGGACGTCGGCCACCGCGCGCTGGGACCAACCTGTCTCCAGGAGCTGGAGCATCATCGCATTGCGACGGGCGCGCCGGGCCTCGCGGGGGGGAAGGTGCGAGTAGAGGTCCGACGTGAACACGGCGCGCTCCGGGGCCCTGGCCCGCTGGTGTGGTGGCGATGGTTGTGAGGAGGTGAGGAAGAGGCGCCGCGCGCATCCCCTACCACTGACATAATCGTTTCCGGAGCGGGATCTGGTCCTAGTTTCTGGCCGCGTGGCTAAAATGAGACACACGGTTCATCCACGCTCGAAACACGCGCATAATCTACCGGCTGGCGATGAACATTGACCGGAGCGAACGAAATGGTCCAGAAGTACATAGGACTGGCGCGGGTGAGCACCGTCCGTCAGGGAGCGTCCAGGCTTGGGATCGAGTCTGGCCTTGAGGATATCCATCATTACATAAACGCATGCGGAGGCGAACTTGTACAGATCCTTGAGGAGGTAGGGAGCGGAACACGCGCGCGACTGATTGACCGGCCGGTTCTCCTCAAGGCGCTCACCCTATGCAAGAGACACAAGGCGATCCTCTTGGTCCCGAAGGTCGATCGTCTCGTTAGATCAACAGACGTGCATACGGATATCAAACGGTCAGGGGTCTCGTTCCGCGCGTGCGACATGCCGGAGGCGAATGAGTTCACGCTCGACATTATGGTTGCGATGGCAGCGCAGGAAGCGCGCGCGATAAAGAAGCGGACCAAGGACGCGCTCGCGATCTACAAGCGAGACAAGAGGGTCTCGAAGCGCGTGATGCTGATCTACAACAACAACCCCCCGCCGGATGTCGTCGCGGCGACGGCGGGCAAACTCGGGTCGCTCTTGGTGGGCTGCCATCTGACGGACGAAGGGCGCGCGAGGGGCCGCGCGACCGCGAACGGTCGAAAGACGCAAGCGGCAATTGAGGTCTATGCCGATCTGCTCCCGGATATGGAGCGCCAGGCAGCGGAAGGGAAGTCGCTCAACTCGATCGCGAAGGGATTGAACGAGGCCGGGTATCGGACTCGAAACAACGCACTGTGGACCGCTACCCAGGTCGGCCGCGCGCTGGCCAGGGCGAAAGGAAAAACAGCATGATGCGCGGTCAAATTCGTCCCGACGTGAGACGCGATATTCTCGCGTTCGATGTGCTCTACATCGGGAAGTCAACCAAGCTAGGGCGTCGGCTCCGACAGCATGGGGATCTATATCAGGATCTCGTCTCCCCGCATCGGCAGGGCCCATGGCTGGCGAAGTTCCTTGAGGAGCAATATCGGCGGATGCTGGTCGCGGTCTGGCTGGTGCCAGGGCGATGGGACACGGGCAAGGCGGAGGCCGCTCTAATCCTTGCGCTCAGGCCCCGCTTCAATGAGCAGACCCACGGGGAATCCGACTGGCCACTGAGAGCACCCGACATCATCGACATCGATCCTTGCACGTTCTGCCCGCCCGACCCACGGCGAACCGATACCAATCATCTCATTGGCGATGAGGGCTTCGGGAGGCTTCCGGACGTCCACGCCCGATCGGGAGTCTATGCGTTCTATCTCGACCACGCTCGGCCTTGGCTCGTGTCCCCATCGAGTCCGAAAATGTCCGACGAGCGATCCCACGAACTCTTCAACGGTTGGATGGACTAACCCCCTTCGAAACACCACACCCCTCCGTCGGCGTCGACGGGGGGCGTGTATGTGTCCGGTCATCCTGTTTCAATCCGCTCCCGGCGGTGAGGCAGGGAGAAACGTATCATCGCACATCGGCGCGGCATGCTCGATCGGGTGTCCCTTTAAAACACCGCGACCCCGCGTCATCATCGACGGGGGCCGTGTGTTCGTCCGTCCTGGACGGTCGATAGTGTCGGCAACTGCTCGGGAGGCGCAGCGTCGGGCCACCGCACGGGATCAATATCGACCGCGCGCCGCGGACCGCTTGCACCGACGGACGTGGGTCAATCCCGAGGCGACACGCAGCGCTCTCCCACCGCTGCGCTGCCCCGGGCCTCCATGTCTCATGGAAAGAACTTCCGCGGCGTCTGCGGGCTCGGTAGTGGAGGCGAGGCCGCGGCGAACATCGGCACGGGCGTCGCCTTCGCCGGCGCGATCAGCCGCGGGCGCCGCGGCCAGTGGAAGTGCAGCACCAGCGTGGTCGACGGCACCCACGTCGGCGTCGTGGTATGCGGGACCGCGATCTGCACATGAGGTACCGGAGCTGGAGCTGGTGCGGCGGGTATGGGCACCGGCACCAGGGGCACAACGGTCGGTTCCTGACCCGACGCGACCACCGGCGCGCCGAAGGCAAACAGAGCACCCGCGACAATCCATGATTTGCCGTACATTGGACCCTCCCCCTTTACCGATCGAGCGTCGCGACACCACCGAACCCTAACACAGAGATCGGCCGGGGGACCGAAGGGCGCAGCAAAAAGCCCCCGCACCACGTGATGCAGGGGCCACCGAGGAAACGGGGCCGCCTGGCCCAGCGCTGAGATCATCGCACAGCGGACGGGCGCATGAAAGAGCCCCGGGGCAACACACCCCGGGGCCGGATACTCAACCCGAGACCACGCGGAACGAGAGACCGCGAGGCCAGGGGCATTATGACGGGGTCAGTCGCGGGGGTCCAGGGGCGGGGGCGGCGGGCCGTCGAGGAGAGTCCCCCATCCGAGGATCTGTCCTTCGAACGGCAGCCTGCCCTTCCAAAACTCCATCATCTCCGCGTAGCTCGGGAACCCGTCGCGCTCTGCGAGGACACGATATTCGGTGCGGGTCAGATCGACGCCATCAATCGCGATCAGACCGTCCCGGTCGATCTGGATCTGCGCCGTCCATGTGCAGTGCACGCGCGCGAGCAGCCGTGCTCCTTTGTGCCTCAGACCGGTATAGAGATGCAGCGTGTCGCCGGGCGCATCTGGATGCTTGCGGTTCGCCCGGATCGTCTGTCGTTTCGCGCCGGCAAGGATCGGGGCGACGAAACGTTCCTGGAAGTTGTAGAGTCCCATTCGGAAGCTCCCTCGGTCAGTCGCGGGGGTCCAGGGGCGGGGGCGGCGGGTCGGGCAGGTCCGCAACCAGGCCGCTCGACTCACTCTCCGGTGAGCCGCCGCAAGCGGCGCAAAACTGCTGAGCCTTGCGGAAGTCGCGCGGGTCGACTAACCCCGTCGAGGGCGGAAGCGCCGGCGTGAAGATTGCACCGCACTTCTCGCAGCACGACATCCCAAAGTCAGCCAGGGTAGCACGTCGGAAGCGGCCAGCGGCCTTTCGGAAGTAGCGGCGCGTCATCGTCTCAGCTCCATCGGTGTCGGTGCGTAAGTGAAGTGAGCGCCCCGGGGCCCTCGGGGCGCTCTGGTGCGGGGGGGCTGGTAGTGTCAGCCGATGCGTTCCAGCAGCTCGCGGGTGCGCTGCGCTGCGTTAGAGTGAGATGCCACGGAGGCTTCGAGGTCCCACACTGCAATGAGACCCTTGAGCACCGTGCGGACGTCTGTCCGGAGCGCCCGCAGCGCGGCCTGGCCGTTCTCGGACAGACGTTCCAGCGATTGCATTGCTTCGGCGATCTTGTCGGCCGCATCGTCGATCTGGAGTCTGTCGCGCTCCATCAGTGTGACCACGTCGTCGAGCGCGGCGGCATGGTCCTGTTCGGCGGGATTCCACTTTTCGAGTCGCATCCTCAGGTCCTCGTGTAAGCCCCGGGCGGGGGGGTGGCCCGGGGCGGTGTAGGGTGGGGGTCAGGGCGCCGCGATCGTGTAGGTCGCGCCGCGAACGTGTCCGCCCACGTCAACCACGCGTCGCTTGATCACGCGGCCTTCGGCCACGAGCTCGGCCAGCGCGGTTCGGATGTAATGGTCGCTTGCGAAGTGGCGGCACTCTTCCAGAATCTCGTAGGGTTTCCATGCCTTGCGCGGCATCCTGTAGAGGACGTTGAGCACGTCATACCGGATCTGCTCCAGCATCGCGGGGGTCATGAGTCGCTTGCGGGTCATCCTCTCTCTCCCTCTCAGGGACGATCGTAATCCGCGCCGTCATCCTCATACGCGTCCCCGCGGTCCGGCTGGTAGCTCGCGAGCTTGCGCAGCGCCTCAGCGTACGCCAGCGCGACCTGGCCGGCGTCCCAGTCGACCATGCGCGCGGGGAACTCCTGGAGCTTCGCATAGCCGTTAAGGTACTTCAGCAGGTTCACCTCGTAGCGCTCTTCCTGTTCCTTGACCCAGCGAAACATGCCCTTGCCGGAGATCGGCAGGCGCGTGTCGTCGTTGGGCTTCGGCGGGGGTGCAGGCGCGGTTGCGGTTGCGGTCGGCGGCTTCGCGCCATGCCCCCAGTTGACCGGGGCCTCTTGGGGCTGCGAAGCGTGCGGCCCGCCGCGCGCTTCGGGCGGCGAGCCCCACGCGCCGCGCTGTTTGCCGTTGCTGTGGCCGTTCGTGCGCGGCGCTGGTGCGGGCTGCGGGGCCGGCTCGGGCTCTGGGGCTGCGAACGTGGGCGTGCCGTCGCGGTACAAATATCTGCTCACGCCGAACTTCACCGCCGCGCGCTTGAAGGCGTCGCTGTACCCGCTCTTGTCGTCGTCGCCCGAGTCCGCCATGCCGGCATAGCCGCCGGCGTCGCACTTGGTCAGGGTCGATCCGTCGGGCAGGCGCACGGTCAGGGCGCAGAGCACGCTGTTCTCGTGGGGGGTGTACGTGTCCCACCAGTTCTCCGGACCGAGCACGTTGTCGAGGCGGTTCATCGCCGTGCGCGCGGTGATGTAGGTCAGTTGCTTGCCGCCCGGGGCCGATCGGGTCTTGAGCTCCGTCGGGTCGAACGGCGCGGACAGGGCGGCGAACAGGTCGGGAAAGGAAGTCATCGTCAGGTCCCTCCGACGCTCGGGCCTCACACACCCGAGCGTCCCGCGGTTGGGTGTGTCCGAGCTCACCACATCGGTCCGCATGGCGCGGCGTAGCTGTCACCCTCGGGCAGCTCGTCGGGGTAGTGCGCGTCCTCGACGCGGGACAGCACGTCCTGGACGCGGGCCAGCTCGGCGCGTGTGTCCCGGAGTTCGTCGTACAGGCGCTCGTACTGGACGCGGTAGCTGCCGGCGAGGTAGCTCGACTCGCTCTGGCCGTTCTCCCAGCGGCACGCTTCGGCGAGTGTGCAGAGACGGGCGTGCACGCGCTCGGGGCTCATCTCGTCATCGCTGACGGGGGGAAGCTCGGGGTCCTTCACGGTCTTGATGCTGACAGCGGGGCGGAGTAGAGTGGACATCCGAAGTCCTTCTCGCGAGGGGCTCAAACCGCCCCGCCGCAGTCTTATCCACTGCGGCGGGGCATTTTCATGCGCGGTCAGAACGCCTGACCGACGCACTCATCATACGGTGTACGTACAGATTGTCAACAGTGTCTTGAGAATTTTTTACATGGGATCTTGCCGACAACGTACCTCGGTCGTATGCTTGAACGGCGTACACTGTTGGGAAGGCAACCCGATCTTGTTATGATCGCCGTCGCGTAGCGGACTGGAGGAAGGATGGACGGGGACGGGATTGCGCTGATGACTGATCGAAAGAAGCCGCGCGGTTCTTTGCCGCCGAAGACGGTCGCGTTTCGAGTGTCCGGAGCCTACGGTAAGTGGCTCGATAAGCTCGCGCGGGCGAACCGGTCCTCCCTCTCTGGCTTGATGGATCAGGCGCTAGTCGCCTACGCGCGGACGATCGGCTTTACTGAGGAGCCGCCCGAGCGATGATCTACTTCATCCAGCCGACCGACGGCGGACCCGTCAAGATCGGCACCACGACGAACCTTGACCAGCGTCTCGAGCAACTTGAAAAGCACTACGGCTGCGCGCTGGCGGCGCTCGCCACGATGGACGGGGGCCCCGCTGACGAGCGAGAGATTCACGCCCGGTTCGCGCACCTCCGCTATGGCCACACCGAACAGTTTCAACCAGCCTCCGACCTGATGGAGTTCATCAGTCGGCCCCTGCTCGTGGTGGCGAACCCGGAAGCGGTAGAGGCGATCGAGCCGCAACGGGCCTCAATCATCCAGCTCAAAGGTACGCCCGAGTACGCGAGGTGGCTGGATGATCTGCATCGCGCGACGCACATTCCCAAGGCGACGCTATTCCGGATCGCGCTTGCAGAGTGGGCGACGAACCGCAGCCACCCGGAGCCACCGGAGCGATGACTGCCAACGAGCTACTGATCGCACTCTGGAAAGAGCTGGCGATGGAGGGCGCCGGCGATCGCCCGCTCCGGGCTGAATTCACCATCAGCCTCTGTGCCGGCCCGCGACTCTTGTTGTGCTCGTGGAACGGCTACTTCTTCGAGTTGCTCGTTCAGCCCGTGCTGCCGATCGACCCCGACGTGTTGCGGATTGCGGATTCGATCAAGGCCATTGATGCGGGAGACGTGGAGTGACACGCCTGCTCGACTTCATCGGCAACGCCATCGGCGCCGCCTTGGTCGTGCTGGTGCTCGGGGGATGGGCCTTTGAGAAGTGGCGGCGTGGGCCGCGGTGAGCAAGCCCCGCAAGGGGAAGGGGTGAACGATGTCCGAACCGACCATGCAGCTACCGCCGGGTAAGACATGCGGCGACTGTGTTCACTTCCGTCGCTGTGAGAAGCTCTTCGGCTGCGATCCGGCGAGCGTGACTTGCGACTGGTCGCCCAGCCGGTTCAGTCCGGCGGACCAGGTCGCCCAGGTCGAGCGCGTTCAGCCCCGCCGGCTGATTGAGGAGCTGGCGAAGAACTTCAAGCTCGGGTCGAAGAAGTGAAACGAAACGGCCCCGGTGCACCAGCCACGGTCCCGGAGCCGCTCGCAAACCCGAAGGAGCCTCTCAAGCTACCGCGCCGGTCCGTGCGGTTCAATCGCCTGATCGCGCACGCCCAATCCGGCGTCCTGTGGATTCGGGATCTGCCGTAATTAACCAAGGTACTTATGCTTTAAGTAACCAGGGCACTGACACTTGAGGAGAAGTGGTCAGCAAGCCTCTGTTTTTAAGCCGATGATGGCGGTATCGTGAAGACGCTTTAAGACCGCCGGCCGCGTGGGGCACCTAGCAAGATCGCCCACACGTCTGGCAAAACCTGAGGTAAATAGCGATGAGAGAATCCCGTCTCGGGGACGGTCTGTCCCCCTGCGCCCCTGCGCGTCCACGCCGTCGCATTCTCCCCCCAAAGCCCGATCCCGATCTCGAGCGCGCCGTGCTGACCTGGCCGGCCTGGACGCTCATGCCCGTGGACCAGCTCAACCTGGACCTTTTCGACGATCAGGGAAACCACGTCACGGAGGTCCAACATGGGACATGCTTCCAAGGGTAAAGACGCGCCGCCTCGCCTTGATTTATTGGACACGGCTGCGCTGGAACGCATGCGTACCGACCCTGCGACCAGCGCAATGAACAGGGCCATGATCGGCGCCGAGCTCGCACGTCGGGGCGAATTCCCGGAGGAGCTCCAGAATCTGCCGGCTGACCCGGGGCAGGTCCACACGGCCACGACGACGATGCGTGAGTCCGGCTACACCGGCCACAAGCCTCTCGAGAGCGCCCCCGTTTGCGGCTTGCCGCTGCTCTCGAAGATGTCGGACGTCGTCGCCGAAGAGGTCGACTGGCTCTGGCCGGGCCGGATCCCGATCGGGATGATGACGCTCCTGTTCGGGGATGGAGGCGTCGGCAAGAGCCAGATCGCCCTCGCCCTGGCGTCGCATGTCAGCCAGGCCCGGCCATGGCCCGACGATCCCAAGGGGAAGGTCGCCAAGGGCAAAGTTATCCTCATCCAGAGCGAGGACTCCCTCACTCATACCGTCCGCCCCCGGGTCGACGCCGCGAAGGCGGACGCGACGCGCATCATCGCCCTGACCGGCATCAAGCGGCCCGACAACGTCGAGGCGCCGTTCCAGCTCCGCGAGCACCTGGCAGCGCTGGCCGTGGCCGTCAAGAAGGTCAAGGATGTGCGCCTCGTGGTGATCGATCCGATTTCGGCGTTCCTCGGAGGGGCCGACGAATGCAAGAACGCGGAGGTGCGGTTCATCCTTTCGCCGCTCGGGGCCCTGGCGGAGAAACATGGCTTCGCCGTGCTGATGATCCACCACGTGAACAAGGGGACCGGGGTCAAGGCGATGTACCGCGCATCCGGGTCGCTCGCGTTCATAAACGCGTCGCGGATGGCCTGGTTCGCATGCAAGGACCCCGAGTCCGAAACACGCTGCTTTCTCGCCCCCGTGAAATGCAACATCGGCCCCATGCCCAACGTCATGGCCTTCACGGCTGAGAAGCAGGCGATTCGTTTTGATCCGGACCCGGTCCTCGGCATCTCCGCAAACTCGATCCTCGCGCAGGAGCGGACGCTCCTCATGGATGACGATGGGCAGCGTGAGGGCCGGCGTGGCCCACTCCCTGCCAAGATCCGCGCCTGCATTGAAAAGCTGATCGAGTTTCTGGGCGACGGGCCGCAACCCCAGAGGCAGGCCGCTTCGGTGATCCTGGAATCCGGCTATCACCCGGGCACTTTCTACGAGGCGATTGCCCGCGGGCCTTTCGAGAAGTACCCGCACGAGGACTCGAACTGGCTTCGCCTGGCGTTTGGGGTCAAAAGCGAGGGTATCGCCCCTGGCTCTAACGGCCATGCGAACGGATCGAACGGGGGTGCCCATTGATCGCGTCAACGGATAAGCGCCCCATCATTCAGAGTTTCGAAACTCTGAGCTCACTTAAGTCCTTTGGCAGCAACAACATTCAGAGTTTCAGAGTTTTGGGGGCCTTTACGCGCGCGCGCTACGCGTAGACCATCGGGAAACTCTGAAACTCTGAATGTCTCTGAGACGCTTGGACTTGCGTCCTCAGAGTTTCGAAGATTCAGAGTTTCTCAGAGAAACTCTGAGGAGCCCAAAAAGGACGAAAAACGAGCGGCCTCGGGGCACCTAGCAAGTTTCCCGAGGCCGCTCGCAAACCCGAGGCTTCAGAGTTCCGGTCTCACAACCTTAGGTGACCAATGTTCACCGTCAATCGCAAGAGGGGACTGAAAGCCCCCGTCCGGGGGTCAGCCCGGACTGGGTGCATTCTACCGATCCTGAGGACTTACTTCAACCCTTGACCACAGCTTGGGTCTGATAATGGCTCTTAGGCTTGACACGTCTTCACTCGTTTATTGGTCCAGGGTCCCCCCGACCGTAGGCGGAGGTATTTACCTATGGAATGACACAACAGTATACGCCGCCCTAAACTTCGCTGTCGTCGCGATTTTTGGCTCGCCCTTCGTAATCGGCCTGGTCACCCCACTGTCGACGGACGGTTTGTCGCCGCCCTTCGGTAATGCCCCCCGGCCGGGCCCGTGGGACAACAGCACGGGGCCTTGCGGCCTCACCGGAGCCCCCGCCCAGGGGCTGAGCCAGGGCGGGTCTCTGTGGCTCCGGGAGCCCGACCGGAGGGACTTTGTACCGCGGGTCCTTGGTCCCGGGTCCTTGGTCCTTCGCTCAGGCGCTCTTGCGCTCGCGGCGAGCCTGGATCTTGGCCCTTGCGGCTGCCGGATCGAGCTTCGGGCGGGCAGGGGGCTGGGCCTCGCCCTCCCCTCCCCCGGCCTCTTTCGCGCTGCTTTCGAGGAGAGCAGGGGGCTTAGTTTCCCCAGTCTCCGTAGGTTGAACTTCCGGGTTTACCTGGATTTCCTGGCTCGTGACGGACGGGGCCTCGGTACGCTCGGAGTCGAGGATCTCCTGGTACCAGGCCCAGGGGATCCGCTTACCCTGGACTATCGCCTCCAGGTGAGGCTCGCAGAGCTCGCCCAGGTCCATCTCGCGACCCTTCGCGTACATGCGGAGCCCCCAGGCCAGACGCCGCGACACCGTGAGGGTGATCACGGCCCGTTCCTCCTCAGGCTTTCCGGCCGCGACTCGCGCGGCTCCGTCCTTCAGGACCGTCCTCGACATCTGAGCGTCCTCCAACCCGGGCCCCCGGTCGATCACCCTGACCCCACGCTTTCTGATCGACCGGGGGTCTCCCGTCCCATGAACTCACTTGCGACTGGAGGTGCACCATGATCCCTCGCAGCCGCCCCTCGGCCGACGACGGCCCCGATCCCGAGCGGTTCACACCCGCCCGGATCGCCCGCCGCCTGGACCGCCTGGCGCTCGCCCTGACCCGCGCGCAGTTCGAGCTGCGGGGCCTCTCGCCGTACCTGGACCGTGCCCCCCTGGACCTGCCCCACGATTTGATCCGCTCGGCCGCCACGGCCGTCGCGGACCTGGCGACGCGCGTCCGGATCGGAGCGGTCGCCCTGGTCCCGGACTACCTGGACCCGCAGTCCGTCCCCGAGCGCCCTATTCTGGACGCGATCGAGTCGGCCCCACTCAAACGAGTGGCCGACCAGGTCGCGGACCAGATCGCCGCCCGGCCTTCCGACGATCCGACGTGGCACGATCACGATTTCGTCGCCGCGGCCGAGCCGGTCCGTCCCCCGCCCGTGCACCCGGCCGCCGGCCCGGCCCGCGCCGCCGCCGCGCGTCGGAAGCGAGCCAAGGGGCAGGGGAAGCCAGTCGACCCGAGCGAGTGGAAGAACGGCCAGCGTGACGAGCTGCTGGCCGCCGGCGTCGCGGCCGCGCTCGACACACACCTACCGGTGACGAAGTCCCCGAGCCGCAAGGGCCGGAAGGGAGGTGCGCCTTGACGCGCCGCAAGCTGCTCTCGAGCGACGCGATCCAGGAGCTCGTCAGGCTCGCGATCCCCCGCGACTCCGTCAAGATCTTCCAGCATCAGGAGCCCGGACGACTCCGGACCAGCGTCGTGGTCGACGGCGACACCCGGCGCGACGTCATGATCTCGATCTACCGAAATCGCACCGTGGTCTCGTGGGTGATGGACGGGCATTCCGTCAACATGGTCGCGCGCCCCGGCGAAATCGACGCGAGTCACTCGCTTGACACCCTGAACCTGATCCGGACCGCGGTCGGCTGGTTGATCGGCGAAACCCTGCCCCCCTGGCCCGATCTGACCGTCCCCTGGGAGTGGGATGACCCCGACGTCGGAATACCCGCTAAAACCGCCCAGGATCACGCAGGACGCACGGACGGGGTTTCGGGCGGGTCCCGGGACGTCGACTGCGGAGACGCCGCGGGAGGTGCGAAATGAGCACGCCCCTATCGCACGCCGCGCCGTGCTGGTGCCGCGCGACCTACTGCACGCGCCAGGTGTTCCCGGGGAACGCTCTGTGCGCGACCCACGCCGCGATGCTGGCCAAGCGAGCCCCGCGCGGCGTCCAGCTCCTCGAGGCCCTCGAGGGAGTCGACCCCCGGGGGATCGAGTGTCGGATCACGAGCTGGGACACGGTCCACTGCCTCGAGCGGATCGCGGACGCGGTTGAAGCGCTGGCCCAGCTCGAGGGTCATTCGGTCGTGAATCTCTACCGGCTCCGGGCCAACCTCTGCCGGACGATCCTCGCCCGGGCCGAGCCCGCCCCGGTCCAGGTCCAGGCCCGATTGCTCGAGCAGCACCCGGACCTGGGCGCCTACGGGCCGGAGGGGAGGGCGCGGTGAGCCAGCTCGGCGAGTTCACACGCCCTGGCCGGCGCCGCACCTGGCAGGGCTGGTACGAGCCGCGCGGGACGCAGACCTTTCTCGGCTCGTCGTCGGGGACGAAAGCCGCGGAGAAAGGGGAGGACTTCGCCTCGGTGATCGGTCGGCTTCCCGGTAATCGGCTCGCGTTCTGGCGGCGGCGGTTCAAGGGCCAGATACACGAACGGGCGATCATTGATCGGGAGATGGAGCGTCGCCGGGTCAGCCGCAACGAACGTGATCAGGATGGGCAGATGCTGCTGTTCCCTGAACCGGATGATGTCCTTTGTCCATAGTCCTTCGTCCTTTGGTTGTGATGGGGAGATTACCGTCTGTTTTGGCGCTTCCCTGAACCAAACAGTCGTCGGTCTGCGTTCACAAAACCAAGGACCAGGGACCGAGGACAAAGGACCAAGCGGTGATCGCGGCCGCCCGGACGCGCGGCAGCCGTCGGCGCGCGTCCGGGCGGCCGACGACGGGCATCCCTACCACCCCGTCGTCCATCCGTGGACGAGAAAGACAGACAGACTCACCAGGAGTCTGGTCAGAACCTACGACACGACGGGCCAGGAGGTCGACAATGGGTGGCGAGGTGGGAATCGCGGTTATCGGGGTACTGGGCGCGCTCGCGGGCATCGCCCTGGCCGCGGGGGCCGCTGGGGCTGCGGGGCTCATGCGCTGGCTGCTCGCTTGCCGCTGGTCGTCGCGCTGTACGGGATCGCGACCGTCGGCGCGATCGCGCTAGCCGCCGACGGGGCTGTTCGGTGGCTCCGGAACCGGACCCGGACCCGGCGCCGCCACGTCGGCCAGGTGGGGCGCCGGCCCCACCCGCCGACGGAGGGCAGTAAAACGGGCCCGCGCCTGGGCCACCAGGCCGTCGAGATCGATCCCGACGACGATCCGGTCGTGTACGAGGCACCAGGAGTCGCAGACAGAGCAGTAGCCGGCCAGGCGATCGGGGCGCCGCTCATCGGGCTGGCTGACATCGAGGTCGGCCCCGCAATGCTGGCACAGGAGCTGCCCCGCGGCGGGGAGCTCGGCCACGACGACGCCGTGGGGGATCGTGAGCGGAGTGAGGTTGAGGCCCATCCTTGGCTCCTGATTATTCGTCCTTGGTCTTTTGTCCTTGGTCCTTTGTCTTGTGATGTCCTTTGTCCTTGGTCCTTCGTCATTTGTTTTGTGAACGCGGACCGTCGACTGTTTGGCGCTGGGAAGCGCCAAAACAGACGGTAATCTCCCCATCACAAAAACAAGGGACAACGGACAGAGGACAAGGGACGAACAAAACAAGGGACCAAGGACAAGGGACCAAGGACTAGGATTGAAATGCAAACCGGGCGGGCAGTCCATGCCGCTACAGCCCCTGCGCACCTCATTGTGCCACGGGCGCCCGGTGTGCGATACCAGGAGGCGGACGCTAAATAGACCCCTATATCTCCCAAGCTAAGCTGGCGGAATTATTGATGCAACTGAAGATTTTGAGAAAATGAAAATACTACACAGAGTAACTCTTATTGATGACTTGAGATGTTAGGACACGGAGGTCACAGGTCTCAGTGTCGGCCTTGCCTGACCCGCGCGCACAAACACCCCGGGCGGCGCGGGGCCGGGCCGGGGTGAAAGAGGGTGACCGTTGAGCAGCCCGAAAATCGCGCGGTACCGCGGCTGGCTGATCGAAGCGTGCCGGGCCGATGCCGGCGCTTACTACGCGCGGGCCGACTGCGAGATACGAATCGAGAGTTCGATGGCAACCGGCACGCACACGGGCCGGGGGGCGATGGATCGCGCTTTGCAGGAGGCTAAGGAGCTGGTCGACGCGCGAGAAGGTGGGAGGTGATTCGATGCGCGAGCAACTGGCAAGCTGTCTGAAATGCCGCGATCTTGTGGTTGCGCGGTATTCGTCTGCCGGGCGTTACCTCGGCCTTTTTAACCCGAGACCGGTCCATAGGCTGCACATCGCCGAAGTCCTTGGCCGATTCTGGAGGCCGCAAGGATACTCGATGCCCGGTGGGGGTCACCATTTCGCGAGCCATTGCCGCCCTTTCGATTGGGTGGCGAAGCCGCTTCACGCCCCTGAACCGCCCCCGCCCAGTACCTGATCAATCGACGTCGGAATCCCGAGGTCCGCGAGCGACGTTGGAATCGACCCGAGGTCCGGCGTGCTCATGGCCGTCTGCCGTCCGATCTCCGAGCCCACCGCCCCGGTCTGACTCGCCAGACCCGCGCCGACTTGGCCGGCCGTGCTGATGGACTCGCCGATACTCTCCACCGTCGAGCTGAGCGAGCCCACTCCCCCGCCAATCCCGAATGGCTGGCCGGTCATCGACGGCCTCTGCAGCGCGGCCCCCGAAAATGCCGCGCGGCGGTTGCTGAACGTGAGCGTCGTCACGTACGAGGTTGCCCCGCTCCGCTCGCAATACTCCAGATCGACCGCGATGATCGGCACGGCCAGGGACTCCCATCCGGTCGAGTAAGTCCCGCCGCCCGTGCCGCCGGCGATATCGAGCTTGTGGCCGATCGTGAGCACGCTCGAGAGAAGCCCGTAGTACGGAATGCTCCCTTCGTAAACGACGTCCTTGACGCTGTCGAGGTACTCCGCGGCGAGCAGGGTCATGTTCGCGGAGTTGCTGCCGTCCCGCCAGTCGTTGACCGATATCGTCTTCGTCCGCTGGATGTTCAAAGCCGTGTAGCTGGTACCCGCGTAGCTCGATGCCGGCGACACCGTGCTGAGCGCGCCGGTGTGGACCGGGACGAAAACCTGGACATCGTCCACGGGAGTCTTGGTGATCCCGTCGGCCGCGAACACCAGCGCGCTGGGCCGGGAGAGCAGGATCGTCCCCGACGTCGGGTCCGTGGTAACGCCGATCCCGGAAGTCCTTCCATTGAGGGTGACGGTCCCAACCGCTGTGCTCGTGAGAGTCGCCGCGGTCCCGTCCGAGTTGCGGTACGCCACCGGGTAGGGGAAATAGTTCGCGAGCTGGGCGGCAATCGTCGCGTTGGTGACGGAGTACCTGCGATAGACGAAGCTCGCGCCGCCGGCCGTGCCGTAAATCTCGTACGAGGTGTAGGACGTCGCCGGCGCGGGCGAGTCGAGCGTGAGCACCGACGTCCCGCCGGCGGTCAGGCTGGTGTTGGCGATGATCCTGGCGGTGAACTTTTGGGTCAAGCCGCTCAGGACATCCGACAGCAGCACCACGATGCCCTGGTGCCCCGTGGGGCTGTAATCCCAGTAGTTGGCCGACCACGCCGCATGGACGTTGGCGCTCGTGACGGTAACGCTCGTCGTCGAGCCCATGGTGCACGTGCCGATATCGCTCTGCCCAACGCTGGGGCCCGTGAGCGTGATCGTCGGCGTCGAGCTGTAGCCCGAGCCGCCGGCGGTGACGGTGAACGACGTGACGGCCCCGCTGGTGATCGTGGCCGTGGCTGTTGCCCCCGTACCGGACACGTCCGAGATCGCGACCGTGGGGGCCGCGGTGTAGCCGTAGCCCGCGATCCCGACCGCAATCGAGCTGATCGCGCCGGCGGTGACGGTCGGGTTGCCGGTGGCCGTGCCGGGGGAGCTGCTCGGGCTGGTGAAGTCCTGCGCTCGCCACTGGGCCTTGGCCTGCGTATTCGTGAGGCCGTCGTGCGCGAAGTCTTCGGCGAGCCCACCGTCGGAGCCCGAGCTGCCGGTCCAGGGCAGGAGCGAGAGCGTCACGGGCACGACAAGGTCGTGACCCCGGACCACCACGCGACTGTAACACCCCGACCAGTCGGCAGTGATCGTCGGCCGCCCGACGCGCGGGTCCCCCGGATCGTCCATCGTGAGCGTGACGTCGGCGGCGAACGTGCGGGGATCGAGAAAGCGGACCTTCCCGAGCGGGTCGACCTGGACGAAGTGGTTGGGGTGGCACGACTGGACGGCGCCCTCGAGCGATTGGAGGATCCGCTCGCCGGCGATGTCCACTTCGAACGGGGGGATGATGTTGAGGGCGTCGAGGTCGGTCAGGGTGGCGCTCGGCAGCGTGCTCAGGATGACGATCGGCGGCGAGGTGTAGCCGCTGCCGGCCGCCGTCCGCGTGAGTGCGGTGACGACACCCGAGCTGACGGTGGCCGTCGCCGTCGCTCCGGAGCCGCCGCCGCCCGAGAGGATGACCGTCGGCGCCGTGGTGTAGCCCGAGCCGCCGGCCGTGACGGTGAACGTGGTCGAGACCGTGGAACCCGTCAGGGCGCTCGTGGCGGTCGCGCCCGTCCCGGAGCTGGTGAAGCCCCCGAGCCCGGCCGCGCTCAGCGCGGTGTGGTTCTGGGACATCTCGAGCACGGCCGCCACGATCTGCCCGAGGGTCCTGCCCGCGCGGCTCGCGAGGAAGTCCGGATCGTCGGGCGGGAGATTGTAGCGGATGGTGTCGGTGAGGACATCACTGTCGGTGCAGCAAATGTACTCGGCGCGCTTCGCGAGCCCATAACAGGTCCACTCGCGAACCCATCCCAGCCGCGGATCGTAGTGCGTCAGGTGCGTGCCGGTGTCGCCGCTGAAGATGAGCGTCCCGCCCTCGGTCAGTGTGACCGCCTGAGCGTCCCAGGGGTCCGGGCCGCTGGTCAGCTTGCCGATGGCGCGGGCGAACGACAGCATCGGGTAGCCGTCTTTGGCGTAGGGCCGGCACGACAGGATCGTGGTCCGGGTTGCTACCCGATCGATGGTTATCGAGTTGATAACCAGCACGGTGCTCATCAGGTGAGTCCTACGGAGGGTTGGGCCGTGGGCCCAAATTCGGTGTTGCGGTTATTGAGCCTGGCTGCGTTGGCGCTCAACTGGGCGATAATCTGCCGGTCCCTGGCTTGCTCGGCCTGCATCCTGGCCAGCGCGGCTTGTGTGTCGCCGACCGGCTTGGCCAGCTCGGCGACGCCGGGGCCCTTGGCTCGAGCCGGTCCGCCGATCTGGTCCGGCAGCGCCCCGCCGATCTGATCCGGCAGCCCTCCGCCGATCTGGTCGGGGAGCTTCCCGCCGATCTGATCCGGCAGGCGTCGTCTCCGTCTCGGTTGTTGCGCCGCGGCGCGGGCCGCGCGCGCATCGCGCTCAACCTGATCCATCTGCGACGGCGTCACGCGAAAGCCGGCCCCGGCGGCGAGCTGCTGGGCCGCGAGCTGTGCGCCGCCCTGGGTCGCGCCGAGTCCGCCGATCTTGGGGCTGGCCGTGAACTGTTTCACGAGCTGGGCCGCGAGCTTGGCGGCGATCGCCTCCGGATCGCCCCCGGTGGCCTCGGCACGCATGGCCACTTCGGCCCCGAAGCCCTTGCCGGCGACCGCCTGAATCCGCTTCGCCTCGGCCTGATTCCGCCTGTCGGCCTCTGCGAGCTCTTCCTTGGCCTTCTTGGCCTTGGCATCGTCGATCTTTTTCTGGGCCTTGTCCCGGGCCTTGAATTCGGCATCGTCGGCGTCGAGCTGGGCCTTGAGCTCTTGCCATGCGATTTCGGCCTGGGCGTCGATCAGTTTCTTGCGCGCCTTGGCCGCCTCGGCGATCGCCTTGACTTCGCCCTCCAGTTCCTTTTCCACGTCGTCGGCGACTTTCTTGAGGTGAGGGTTCGCCTCATCCATCTTCTTTTTCATGTCGCCGAATAGTTCGCCGGTGCTCTTTATGAGTCGATCGAGCGACTTGAACGCGTCCTGCTCGCCCGTCAACAGCCGGTCCATCAACTGGTCGGCCAGCGCCGCGGGGTCGCTTTCCTGGATCCGCTTTTTCGTCTCCTTCCAGATCGCGTTTATGGAGTCAGCGGCCTTGAGCTTCTCTTCGTCGGTGCGGCTCGAAGCGGCGATTGCCTGGATCGAGAGCGTCCGCGCTTTCCAGGCTGCTTCGAGCTCCGCCGCAAGCTCTGCCTGGTAGGCCAGCGCGATCTTGTTGAGTGTCTCCGCGCCGCGGCCCTTGGTCGCTTCCGTGAAGCCTTTGACGCGCCCCTCCGCCTCGTCCGTCTGGGACTCCATGACTTTCTTGAGCCGCGATTGACGCTCAGTCTGATCGGCAATTTCCGTCTCGAGCTCAGCGGTTCGCGCCCGGAGCTCGTTGTACTTTTCGAGCTGGGCCGCGTTGCCCGTCCCGGCTTTCTCCATCTTCTCGAGCGATTCCTTCGCCGCGTCCACTTCGCGTTTCATTCCCGCAATGTCGTGCTCGGCCTTCGGGAACGGATTGCGGGTCTCCCAGAATCCCGCGATCTGATCCCAGTTGCGGTAGATCGCAATCCCGGCCGTAGCAGCAACGGCGATTACCTGACCGATCCCCCCGAGGCCCATGAGGAGCGTTGGCAGGTTATTACTGATCGAGTTCAGCTTGGCGCCCAGGTCGCCCGACGTCGCCGTGAAATCCTGGAAAGCGAAGCTTGCGGCGGTGATTGATTGCTGTAGCTGCCCCTGAACTGCGCGGGTTGCCTTCGACGCGGTCGCAAGCTTCCCCTGCGCCGATGCCGCGGCGGATGCCTCGACCGTGTAACTCCCGGTCGCGACCGCGGCGAGATAGAGCGCATTCCCTTCGAGGTGCAGCGCGCTGGTGAGCTGCTCGGCCTGCGCTTCCGCGGTATCGTGCGCCGCCGCTTCCCTTGCCAGCGCCGCCGCGAGCTCGGACGCCTCCCGCTCCACGGCATCCCGCGCGGTGATCGATTTCTGGAGTGCCGCGATCTCATGATCTTCGGCCGCTGCCGTCGCGACGAGCTGCCGTTGCTCGTGCGCGAGCATCTCGGTTTCGTGCTGGATTGCGAGCGCTTCCCGCTCGGCCTGGTCCGCCAGTTCCGCCGAGACCGCTTGCGCCTTCGCCGCGGCGAGCTGCCGATATTCGGCCGCCGACTCTTCCACGGCCGCCGCCGCGGCCGCCGCGGACCGGGCCGCTTCCTGGGCCTGCTCGCGCTGGGCCGTCGCCAGGATACTTGCCGCCTGCGCGTTGGCGCGGAGCTGTGCGTTTAATTCCTTGAGCGCCGTGGAAAACTCGGCCTGGCCGATCTCGCCCTGGTCATACGATGTTGCCAGCTCGAGGACCGCTTGCTTTAGCGCCGCGACCTTGCTCTCGGCGTCGATCGCGGACTCTTGACCGCCGATCTTTAACTCGGCCCCGAACTGCGTCATGTTGCTCATACGAAAGTCGCCTTCGCGTGTGCGGCGCCCCAGGATTCAAGAGCGGTCAGACACTCGCCCTGCCCCCACGGCCGAATCCCGCGCAAGTCGCGGACTTTCAAGGTGAACCGGCCTGTGCTGGCGCCGGTGAAGTGCGCGAGCAGAAACGGAACGCCCTTCCTGCTGACGACGTCGGCCCACGCCCCGACTGCGTAATAGACCCCGCGCGAGCTGTCGTATCCCTGGCCGGTCTGGAGGCGCGTGATCACGCGCGACAGCTTGCCCCGCGGTGCGAGCGGCGGACCGCCCAGGCGGCGATACTGGGCGGAGGTGAGGTTCTGATCGGAGCCGGCCGCGTAGGGGCCGGTGAAGCCGCTCCGGGCCGCCACGCCGCGCTGCTGTTTCCTGCCCCACTTCTGCGCTTTGCCCACGGGCCGATACGTGACCGCGGGGAGGGGGTTGCCGTCCTTGTCCTGGCCGGCGAGTACTCCGCGCTCGTTATCCGCCTCGATGATCTGCCGCCAGATCTTCAGTAGCGGCGCAGGGTCAGGCGAGGCGAAGCGACGACACTGGCCGATGATGCGGTCGAGTCCGCCGACGTTGGCAGCCATGTGGTCAGTCCAGATTGAAAAAGTGGAATTCGTGGCCCTTGATCGGGTGGAATGTTTCGCTCGCTTCCTGGACTCCAAGGTCGAATGCCTCGGCCATATCCGCGCGCGACAGATCGAGGTGCCGGGACTGGAGCGAACGGCCGAGCAGATCCTTGTAATCGACCAGCGAGATCGGTCCGTAGTCCTTGACATATGCGCTATGAGCCTGGCTAATCCACACTTTCTCCCCGCCGAACCTGCCCTTGACTTTCCGCGCCGCTGCCTTGGCTCTGGCCGCGAACGCAGCGAGGTCGACGGCTGGATTGACGGGGGGAGTCTTCTCGCGTTGCAGAGGGTTGAGCTTGGGCATGCCGATGTACGGGTTGACCCATGCGGGCTTTGCCGGGGGCGACGCCGGCTTCGGCTTACGCGCCCTGGCCGCCGGCCGCGCGGGGATCGCCTCGCCCGGTTTGGGCTTTGGCTCCGCAATTACCTGGATGGGCTCCGACGCTTTCGCGATGGCTGCCGGCCGCCGGACCTTCGCCGGCGCTGGCGCCGGCTTCGGCTTGGGCTTGAAGGGGATCGTCGGCTTGGGCGCGGGCTTAGCCTTTCCTCCCGGCCCCGGTGGCTTGTACCTGCCCGCCTTCGAGAACCCGCTGAACGTCCCTTCCTCGATCGAGCGCCGCACCACGTTCTCTGTCGCGCCGATCCCAAACGTGAAGTGCTCGATATCCATCCGCCCCTTGGCCGCGATCTTGACCGGCGCTGCTGCCGGCAGTCGCGGGAACTTGTCGGCGCGACTTTCGAGAAGGTTCATCGCTTCGGCCACGCGCTGGCCGTGCTGGTGCGCATACCACCACGTTGCGCCCTGTCGATGGAGCCAGAGGATATCTTCGCGACTCCACCCGATCACGTCCCGCTGCGGATAGCGCCCGCCGCCGCCTGCGCGGTGCCAGAGCATCACCTGGCCCCAGTGCAGACCCGTGACGGGATCGGTCCGCCAGTGCCACTCCGCGTGGTCCGCGAAGCCCCGCCCCTTCAGGAGGGCCTCCGTGCGCGACAGGCCCAGCGCGGGTACCAGGGGCGGATTGTTGCCGTTTCCGAGGCCCGTGTACGACCGCTTCCGGCCCCGTGCCCGCGTGCTCGCAGCGATCGGTGTCAGGTCCGCGCCGTGCCGATCCAAGCCCGCGTTGCAGCGCCAGTGAAATCTGTCCACACCCAGGTCCGCGATGTATTTCCAGAACGCGCGGTGGACTTCCTCATCCGAGTCCCGAAAGGTGTTATCTGGCGGCTCGATCTTCGCGAGTGTCCAGGCCGCTGATTCGCTCGGCATGTTCTACACTCGCTTGAGGAGAGGAGGTGCACCGTGAACGTGGAAACGATCATCGTCTGCGGGCTACTGGCCGGAATCGCTTCGGGACTGCTCGGGATCTTCGTCGCGACACAAAAGCGCCGCTCCCCGATCGAGGGATGGTGGCTGGGCTTTCTACTGGGACCGTTCGGCGTGCTCCTGGTCGCGCTCTTTCCCGCCGGCGAAGCCCCCAAGCCGAAGCCCATGCGCAGGCTATCGCGCTCGGACTGGCAGACGACTCGGCTGCGCAACGGGCGGCAGTGATCGTGATCACGCCAGGCTGAAGACGATGTCGCCCGGCGCACTCGTATCGAACCGATTGCCCAGCGTCATGTCGATCGTGTAGACCTTGTCTAAGGGCAGGTCGTACGGCAGGTCCGTGATCGTGTTCTGGCCGTTGAAGTTGATCGTGAGGTTCTGGCCGGTCACACCGTTCTGGAACGTCACACTCGCGGCTAGCGCGGTCAAGAGCTCGAAGCTGATCCCATCGTTCGGGGTCGGCCGGTAGAAGAGCTTCGACTGAAGCGTGCTCTCCCGCCCCAGGAACTGGATCACCTGGCGGTAGCTGGTCTCGAACCACTCGCCGTCGATGACGTTCTTGATGTCGATGCCCAGGTTCAAGTAGCCGGCCCGGGTCGATCCACCCAGCGAGAGCTGGCCCGCCGTCATGGCGAAGGTATAAGGCCCCGTGGGGTAGTTCGTCTCGGCGGGGGCCGGGAACGGCGTCGATGTCGGGTCGCCGGTCTCGGTGCCGAAGCCGACCTGCTTCGAGCCGATCAGTCCGAGCGAGAGCTTGGCCACCGTCGCATCGCGGGAGACGTCGATCTTGGCCGACGAGACCTTGACCCCGCTGAATTGCTTGAGGTTGTACGCGCCCGTGCTCTGCTTGATCGCGTGGTAGATCGTGCATGACGCGAGGTCGCCCGGGGGCTCGGTCGTGACCCACGGCAGCGTCTGCCCCGCGTTGATGCGCGTGGTGGACCAGTCGAGCAGCAGTTGCGCCTGGGTCGGATACAGGAGCGTGTCGAGGGTGCCCTCGACTGCGTAGTGGTCACTGATCGCTTCGGCCTGGACGGCGAAGCCGCCGCCGTACATGACCTTCTGGATCACGGGCTTGGCCCGCATCTTGAACGAGTTGCCGTCGGCCAGGCGGATGTAGAGCATGTCCGTGCCGAGCACGGGCGAGGCGACGGGCGTGTTGAGTGCGCTCTCGCGCACAACCAAGAGATACTCTCTGGCGTTCGGCATTTACAGGACTCCGGGGGTTGGGTCGGGATCGGGAATTGAACAGAAGGCAACGAAGGAAACAAAGGAATCGAATTGAATTGGATTCCCTTCGTGACCTTCGTTGCCTTCTGTTCAATCTGTTCAGTTTTCGATCAATGGACGGGGCGGATAGTGCTCAGGCGGAAGTGGCCCTGCGCGAGGAAGTAACCTTGGGGCTCCTGCGCGGGCTGGCGATCGAACGCGGGGTCACTGAAGACGATCTCTCCCGTCTCGGCGCCGAGCCCCACGAGGTCCTGGGAGAAACTCACGCCGGTCGCTGGGATCGGAATCCCGTCGGGCAAGAGCGCGGTGACGAGCATGTCCCAGAGGTCCACCACATCGTCGATGCAGGTGCTCGAAACGGCGATCTCGATCATCACGCCCAGATTGCCGGCCTGGGCGTCGGGCGAGTACCAATCGACACCGCTGGGATTGGGGCTGAGGCGCACCAGCGGGGCCGTGGCCGTCGGCACCAGGGGCTGATAGTCCGCGGCCTTGCCGGTCCAGGAGAGGACGTTGTCGATGCCGACGACGCGGCGCACGTCGGCGTTGGTCTCGAGCTGGGCGACGATCCGGCGAAAGATCTTCGTCCAGACGCTCAGCGGTGTCTTGAGGGATTTCGGCATCGTGCTGTATCAAACGGGTGAAGGGTGCCGGAGGATGTGTGGACTTCCACCCGAGAGGGTGGCCCCATTGAAGCAAGACCAAAACGTGCGTCTGGACGGCCGTGTTCCGGACTCTTCCACGCCGGTAACGGCGTGGCCCCATTGAAGACCTCGACGCCTCGGTAGCGGCGAAACTGGCCGTCTTATTCCGGGCCCTTCGGGGCCCGGCCCCATTACCCGTACATCGGGTTCGTGCTCGAGCAATCGATGTTGATGTCCGCGAACCCGTCCCCGTTCGTGTCCAGGCTCAGCGTCAAGCACGTCGCGAGGTAGTCCGACTGTGAGTGGTACATGCGGGCCAGCCGGGCATACGCCGCGGCGGAATCCCCCGTACCGATCTGCCCTTCGCAGATGTAGGCCAGCGCCTTCTTTGCCGCCGCCTCGCGGACCTGGTCCGTCACGAGTAGCGTGTTCGCGTCGAGCTGATCTTGCAGCCACGTTGAGCGGGCCCCACTGATTCGCGGCCCGAACGCTTGCGAGCCCACCACCATCACCATCGAGGCCACGCGGTAGTGGGCGTGGGCCAAATCTTCTAGCCAACTGCGGGCCCGGCCGAGCTGCTCGGCGAAGCCGGCCTCATCGTCCGAGGTCTGGAGCTGCTTCAGCCACGAACGCCCGTACCTGAGCAGGTCGGAGTATGCGCAATACGTCGTGGGTGGAGTCTCGGTGCCGACGAAGGGCAGAACGTCGATCGTGCAGCCGTAGGCGTCGAGGGGGTCACTGGACGGCGGCGTGACTCGGGTCAGGAGTTCGTAGCGGCCCGGCGCGAGGCCCGTGGTCTGCGCAGCCGTGATGTCGATCGCGATCGTGCCGGATGCGGGGGTGACCCAGGCTGTGGATGCGGTGAACGATGCGGCGCGGTTGCCGCCCGGCCAGACCGTGGTGGAAAGCGTCTCGGTCCCATCGTAGCCCGTCAGGGCATTGCCGGACTGGTCGCAAAGGACGATCGGGCTCAGGGGCAAAGACGCGCCCTGGGCGACGTCGTAGTTTTCGTTGGTGAACATGGTGGGAACTGGCCTTAGGGAATCAGCGATTCGACAGCCGCGGTGTAAGTCGGCTCGAGCAGACCATGGCCGGTCGGCGAGGGATGGACCTTGTCTCCGTAGTTCGTCGCGTTGTCCGAATCACCGAATGCGCCCATGCCGGAGACCGAGGCGACGTTCGCGATGGCGTCGGCGTGCGAGGCCCAGTTGGCGACCACGTCTGTGTTGAACGTCGTCCGGTCGGCCTCGAATGTGCCACGAATGCTGTTTGCCACGTCGGAGCGCGGCAGCACGGTGCACGCGACCACTTTCCAGCCAGCCGCACGCGCGGCGTCGCAGTAGGCGTAGTAAGCAGTCAGAACTTGCGCCGCCGTCTCGCTGCCAAAGGCGATGTCGTTCGTCGCGCCGGCGGCGATCAGAACGTTCTTCGTGCGCGAGACCGAATAGAGCGGTGTTACCCGGGTGGGATAATCGCTGACCATCTGGCTGATGATGTAGCCCGGTACTGCCGTCTGCGCCCAGCGATGCGGATGCGTTCCAGAGGAGAGGGACGCCGACATCCGACCTGCCCACGACTGGTCCGAGGTGACCGTGTATCCGTAGGCGATCGAATCCCCCGCCACGACGACGAGCGGACATCCGGTCGGATACCCGGGCGGTCCAGTGATCCTATCCAGGTGATGCAGGAGAGCCACTTCCGCGAACGACCCGGAGACGAGAGCCCCGGCGATCAGACCGGCCGAGTAAAGGCGCATCTTGCATCGCTGGAAACCCGTACCCATTACAAACCCCGCCGCGGTCCCGCTCGGAATCGTCACGGACTCCGTGGCTGTTGTAATGCTGCCGCCGGTGAGAACAATACTCCGAACACCGGCCGCCGTGAAAGTCTGGACGATAGCCACGTCGACATCCGGCAACACATTGAGGCCAGTTGACCCCAGACCGGACGCTCGCAAGGTGACCAGGGCCGATCCGTTCAAGATCGGTCCGAAAGTACCCGTGCCGTCGGTTCCGACCATGACGCCTTGTGTGCCGCTGGTCGCCTCGGATCGAAGGCGGACCCAGAGGGTGCAGTCGTTGGACGTTGCAGTCGGCCCGGACGGTTGCGTGAGCGATTGCGAGCCGCCGTTCAACCAGAGATCGGCGGCGTCCGCATATCCGTTCTCGGCTGCCGAGGATGCCTGCCAATGTCCGGAGAGCGGTGATGGCTGGTTGGCGCGATAGACACGATCCGATGGGGCGACGGCGGGGGTTGTCCCGCCCGTATCCGTGTAGAGCGTCGCCGATCCATCGAACCAGAGCGCCAGCCCCGCAAGCGACGCAGGAGTGAATCCCGCGAACTGCGATGACGCCAGATTTCCGAGGTTCATTCCGGACATCAGGAGAGGTTTCCGGTCAAGAGCCAGGCGTTAGTCGCGGTCTTTTTCAAGGTCGCCCCCGCATACTGGCCGGCGAGATGCACCGCGGAGCCAAACGAGTTAACTGTGACTCCCCCCGCGGCCGACACGGCTACCTGCCCCGCGCCGAGCTGGGCCAGGTCGATCTCCGCCCCGACGGGAAACGCGACCGATGCATTCGTGGGGACCGTGAGCGTGATCGCCGCGGCGTTGGACAGACTGACGAGAGAGCCGGCGTCGCCAATGACCAGCGTGTAAGTCGTGCCGACCTGCGCGTTGGTGGGCCGGAAAGACCTCAGAGCACCGAGCCCACTGACTCCGTCCGTGCAAGTAACCACCCCAACGACCGTGGACTGAAAGCCACTGGTGTCGGTGGCGTCTCCCGCGACCGAGAAGTTGTACGTGTTTCCGTTGAATCCCGAAATGCCGCTCGAGAGGATATGCGCTGCCGTCGACACGACGCGGCCACCGCCCGACGGCGCGAGCGTCAGGTCGCTGGTGCCAATGGTGACGATATTGTTGGTCGCAAAATGGGCGATCGTGAATGTCGTCCCATCCCAGGTACCAAATCCGCCGAAGGCGCCGGAGTTATTGTACTGGACGGTCCCGCTCGATCCGCCCGGCGTGCCGCCGCTCGAACCGTTTGCCGCCGCCGTGATGCGCCCCTTGGCATCAACCGTGATGTTGGCAGACGTGTAAGAGCCGGCCGTTACCGCTGTGTTCGCCAGCGTGGCCGCTGCACCGCTGGTCGTGACGTCTCCGGTAAGCGGCCCCGCCTGCTTCGCATTCCACGTCGAGGCGCTGGCGATGAAGCCGTCCGCGACCGCCGTTCCATGCCATGTGCCCGTGGCGATCGTCCCGAGCGTCACGAGGTTCGTCGAGCCGGCCCAGGTCGACAGCGCGGTGTTCTCGACGTTGGCAATGCCGAGCGAGGTTTTCGTAACGGCCGCGGCCGCGCCGGCCGCATCGAAGACGCCGGCCAGAGCGCCGGCCATGTAGGTCTCGACCTGCGCGAACGTCGCCTGAAGGCTCGTTCCGGCGTGGACGATGTACAGCAAATCCGACCCGGAAACCGAGCTGGCCGCTGTCAATGCGGAGAGTTTTGCGTCTGCCATGTGCGGCCTTTACAACAGGAGGTGATCGCTGGTCTCGAGCAGGAGGTAACTGCCGGTCTCGAGCAGCAGCGCGGAGCCGGCGCCCGTGGCTGCGCCCCGCTGGCCGTGCGACTGTGCGGGGTCGGGGATGGTGCGTGGCATGGGTTCCTCAGATCAGGTCCGCCCCGGCGTCTTCGGCGTCGGCGTCAGTGGGACGGGAATCGAACAGAAGAAAACGAAGGAAACAAAGGAAGTGAATTCCCCTCGTGACCTTCGTTTCCTTCTGTTCAATCGGTTCCAAGCTCAGGGCGTGCACTTCAGGGACACGAGCCGCTTCGCGTTCTCCGCCGCAACGAACGTGTCGTGCAGCAAGAGCCCGCGGACGGCGTTGGCGAACGTCGTCTGCAAGCGCAGGGCCTCGATTTCCGTGATCTGTGCGGCGTACGAGATGGCTTCGTTATCGCCGAACAAGAGGAACTTGTTGCCGCTGGCAGTCGGGACGTGAGGCGTCTCATAGACCGAGAAGCCCGCGATCATCCCGATGAAGCCAGGCGCCTGGGCCGCGGTGCGCGCCACTTCCTCGCCACCGATCAGGCCGTACTGGACGACCTTGTCGCCGAGCTCGCCGGCCCGGACGAAATGCTCGGTATCCTGCAAGAGCAGGCTGGTGGTGTCGGGGTCGATCACGGCCCAGCGTGCGCCGGTGGTGGCCGGGACGTTCGCCTTCGAGAGAATCGAACGCGCGAGGCAGAACTGGACATACACGTCGCTCGAGACGGGTGTGGCACCCGTCGGCGTGGTCAGGGTGAGGGCTGTCGAGGTGGTGATAATCACCGACGGCGCGACGGTGTAGTTATTGCCGCCGGCGGTGACGGTCACGGTGTCGATCACGCCCGCGGTCTGGTGCGCCGTGGCGGTAGCTCCGTTACCGGTGCCCCCCACGAACTGGATGATCGGCGTGCCGGTGTACCCGGTTCCCCCCGCCGTGATCGTGACCGAGGACACAGCGCCCGCGGTCAACACCGCAACGAGGATTGCGCCGGTACCCGCTTCGGGCGCGCCGAGCGCCACGCCAGCCGAGCTGTAGGCAGCGAGCAGCTTGCTCTCCACCGTGTTGTTCATCGCCACCACGGCCCGCTTCAGATAGACGTCCATCGCGTTGACGTCCGACTGGGCCTTATCGAGGTCATCGACTTCGAAGGCGAAGTACTCGCCGTCGTTGACGGTGAAGCTTTCCTTGACCGGGGCCAGGTCCTGGTAGCTGATCGTCCCGCCGCGGGAGTAGCTCCCCATCGAGATATTGCCCGGCGTCCGGACCCACACCGTCTTGTTCTGGCGCAGATCGCCCTCCCAATTCCTTGAGACGAGCGGAAGCATGACGTTGATCTGATCGAGCTTGGTCACGAGCCGCTGCGACCACGCTTCTGAATTGAAAGCGGCCAGGTTGTTTGCCACAACTCAGGCTCCTGTCTCACAGACGGCCGGGAATGCGCTCCGGGGCCGTGCTGTTACTTTCCGAGGAAACGGACTGACCGCGCTCGGAACCTGGGCCTGGCTTCCCGCCAGACTGTCCCTGCGCAGCCCCAGCCGCTCCCGCGGCAGTCGTTGCGGCTCCCGCCGCTGGTGCATCGACGAGCCAGGCACGGCCCTTCAGGGCCTCCTGGAACGCCGTCGCGATCTTCACTTCGTCGGGCTCGTCGCCCTCAGGCTGATAGGCCGCGAGCTTGACCAGGTCCGCGAACTTCGCCGGGTCGTTGACCTTCAGGCCCTTCGCGACCTTCGCGTACGCGCCGTCGTGCTTCAGGCTGCGAACCACGCCGTGCGCGTCGGCCAGGCTCTTGCGCAGGCCATCCGGATCGGCCTCCGCCTTCGTCTTGAAGTCGTCGCGCTCTTTCGTGAGCGCCTCGAGCTGGTCGGCGAGCTTCTTACCCTCGTGGCGGCGATCGCGGGCTTCCCCCCGGACTTCCTTCAGGTCGTCATGGGCGCCGGCCAGGTCGCGGGTGAGCTTGGAGTTCTCGGCCTTCAGGCGATCGATCTCTTTCTGGAGTTCTTCGGGGTTCATGGCCCCTCCCGGGGCAACGGTGCGGCGCCGGGCCGCGGTCAGTAAGATGCGGAGAGAAAGGGGGCGAGTCGTGGCTGAATCAGAGCTGGAGGATTTCGGTCCGTGCTGCTGTTGCGGTCGGAAGAACGTGCGGGTGAGGAACATCGTCATGATGAACCGCCGCGCGCCGGTTCCCGCCACGGGTTGGGGGTGCTTTCGGTGCGGACTGCCGATGGACGGTGCGCTCTACATGGCGTGCGATGAGTGCGTCCGCAACGAGATACCACCGGTCGAGGTGTGCTCAGGAAAGCCTTCCACGAAGATCCGGGTACCAGCGGACACGCTCGGAGATGAGCCGTTTGACCATGACTACTCGAAGCATCCGGAAGTGATCAGCGCTAGAGGGTCAGGGTGACCGTCGGCGATCCCAGCCGTGCCTCCGGCGATGAGCCACCGACGCCGCTGAGCTGGTACGTGACCGAGCTCGGGCAGGAGTCCGTGTGGTAGAAGCACGTCCCGGTGTAGTTCGACTGCCCCGCGCCCGGCGTGCTCGCGCAATTCGACGCGGCCGGGCAGTTGGTGGCGTTGATCTTGATCCACTTCATCGTCAGGTTGCCGAACAGATCGAGCACGAAGGTGATCGCGATCGTGGCGTTCGAACAGCTCAGGTTGCCCGAGAAACTGATTGAGGCGACGCACGTTCGCCAGGTCGACGTCCCCGCGTCCCAGGCCAGCGTCCCCGACCCCGACAGGAACGCGCTCGTGAACGTGAACGGGATCGTGCTCGCGCTGGTCAGGTTCCCGACGAAGGGCGTGATCGTGAGGGTGATGTCGTGGTTGCCCCAGATCGGGCTGGCGATGTTGCCGTGTGGGTAGCTGAACTGGTACGGGGCGCAACACGAGATCGTCTGAGACATCGTGTCGGAGCGGTTCGTCGCCGTCCCGCAGGTGGCCCCGTTGACGGGGCAGTGATTGACCCCGGTCGCGTCGTACGAGACCGTGAGAACCCACGTCGATGTCGTGTTGTCGCCTTGCAGGCTGTAGAAGACGGCCGAGCTCGCGATCGCTCCGCAGGCCCCGCCGGCGGGAACGGCCACCACCTTGCATCCGAGCCACTTCGAGACGCCGTCGAACGTCAGGATCGAGCCTCCGTAAAGGCTGTCGATCACGGGCATCGTGGTCGGGAAGCTCGAGCAGATCGCGGGGAAGGGATTGGCCGGCGGCGTCGCGACCGGAGGTGCGCTCAGCCGGCCCACGTCGTTCCACGCGTCCCAGATGCCCTGGGTCAAGCCGATGAGTTGCCGCTTGAGGTTGTGCAGGTCGCGGTCCATCACGTCGAGACCGCGCTCCACACCCAGGACACGGGCCTCCATGGGCCCCCGCGCGTCCATCAGGCATTCCCCCGGAGCTGGGCGAGCTGCTGCTGCGCCGCGCGGAGCTGGACTGTGAGCGCGTCGATGTCGCGGCGATAGCGCTCGAGCCGCCGCTCCACGCCGAGAAGGCGACGCCAAAAGGCTCCCATTTGGTAAGCTCGCGGGAGAAAGGAGGTGAAGCGTGATCCACCACGAACTATGCGACGGGCACATTGACTGCCCGAAGTGCGAGGCAGAACGATGCTGTCGGCCGGTGGTATGGGATCAGGATGATAATCCGGTTCAGGTGCTTTGCTTGACGTGCTGGGGATCGTACCCCGTTACTCCAGCCGATCCCGCCAGCCATCATCCCAAGGCCAGCACAGGCCCTCGCACTGGCACATCAGGTAAACCACCGCGTGCATAGGCGTCTGCCCGAGCGCTTCGAGGCCCTGATCGCGGGGCCCGATGCGCGCTCTCCAGCGCAGACCTTCGCGCTGAAAACGCACGACGTTCGCGAATCGAATTTCGTCTGCGATGGGATTGCTCGTCACAAGGTCAGGTTTTCGATCCGGTGTGAGCACGCTATGATTTCCTGCTGAAAGGAGGCCCAACATGGCCTTAACGACAGCGATGCAGCCTTGGAAGATTTCGCATGAGGGCGGGCTCGTGCAGATCGATTTCGGCAACGGGTTAACTCAGTCGTACCCCGTCTCGAAGGCCCTGCAATTCTTCAGCCAGGGAATCGCGGCGTGCACCTCGCAGAGTCAGGTCGCCACCGCGCCCGCCGGCCGGGGGCGGCCGGTCGGCAGTGGGAGTGGCACGACTGCGAAGACACGGCACACGGTGAAGCGCCGCAAGACCGCGCGGTGAGAAAGGGGGTGTGCCGTGGCGAAAGCAACGAAAGAACCATGGTCGATCAAGGTGTCCGATGGGATGGCCACGATCCGGTTTTACGAAACCGAGAAGACGTGGCCGGTCGCAGCGGCCCAAAAGTATTTCGAGAAGGGCTTGGCGCTGTGCACCAGCGCCTCGAAGACGGCCACAGCCGCTGCGCCGAAGGGCGCGAAGAAAAAAGGAATGAAGGGCGGCAAGGGCTACTGATCTGAATCGACTCACCCGGCCGCGAAGGGATTCGGCGGCAAGTGCCCGGCCGGAGGCCCGGCCCGATTGCAAGTTCACGGGCTGGGCGGTAACACCGCCAGTCGGGGCGGCGCTGTATCGATCGGCGCCGGCCCCGGCAACTCACACGGAGGGTTGGATGTCGACCGAGGATAAGGACGAAAAGCCACCCACCGAGAAACCCGTCGAGCTGCTCTACTTCGAAGCGGGCTCCCAGTTCTTCAACCAGAACTCCGGCCTGCTCGGTCGCTTCCTCTACGATCTGGGCCAGCAAGCCAGTGACCTGGATGATGAGGTGCAAAACGCCCTGAATCATCTCGCGGTCGCAACCGCCAGGCGCATGACCCGGATCATGGAGAGCGAGGCCAGGCCCCGCGATCATTTCTTCGGCGAGCCCGTCAGCTCTCCGTCCCCCACGAGCCCGGTGGACTCGCAGGCAGAATCAGCGGCGCCGCGGGTATCGGGAACTGGGGAGTAACGGCGACCGTCACACTGACGTTCGGGCTCACATTCGGGTCCGCCCCTGCGAGCGGACTAGGCCCGCCCCCGCCCACGCCCATGTCGAGGTTCGCGCCGCCCATCTCGCCGGCATCACCCGAGTCCGGCAGCTCGGTCTGATCGGCCTCCGGCTCTTCGAGCACGGCAGCCGGATCGGCTGCGAGCTGGGCCGCGATCTGGAGACGCCGCTGAATCCCCCGGTAGGCTTCGATGGCCTCGTCCTCGGTCAGCCCGTGCCGGCGCATGAGCAGCTCGATCGGGTCCGTGAGAGCGTTGGCCAACTCGAAGGTATCGGCGTTGTCGCGGTCCGGGCCAGGCAGGTCGATCGAGACCTCCGGCCACGCGACCCGGAGAGAGGGATCGGCCGCGAACGCGCTCAGGCCGCCGGCCAGGCCGGGGAGTCCGGCCGCCGGGCAGGCGCCGATCTGGCAGACCAGTTGTGCCAGCCGCGTCTCGTGCAATTCGAACAGAGGCTGCCTCCCTTTGGCGTACGTGATCAGGTCCGCGTCCTGCGCCGCGATCGAGACTCCCGACGCCATGCGCGCGCCGCCCTGGCCATCGCCGGAGGCCTCGATCGAGATGGGGATGCCGACTTCCTTCAAGGCGTCGTTGGCCTCGCCGCGGATGTACTCGCGCAGGGCGGCGATGTCGATGTTCGATTCCAGGTAGTGGGCTTCGGGGATGATCGGGGCCGACTCGGAGCTGTCGTGCTTCACTACCATCGTGACGAAGCCGCCCTCGACGAACTTCGGTTTCCACTCCGGCCCCACGCCGCTCACAAAGCCAAGCGGCCGAGCGTAGTGATGGACCCAGAGCGCCAGGTTCGACTTGTCGATGTTCAGCGCGCGGTTGATCTTCGAGAGCAGATGCCCCAGGCCCCTGGTTTCCAGATCCGTCGTCGGCAACTCGTGCGTCACGAACGCGAACGGCAAGACGCCGTAGGGATGCGGGCCACTCTGCGAGGGATCGAATCGGGCGACGTTCCATCCGCCGGGGGTGTAGCCCCAGTTTTTTCCCTTCAGGAAAGTGTAGTAGTGCGACTTGGTCCAGAGCCTGTACCGCGTGGTCTCCGGGCCGCTCTTGGTGATGGTGCAGACGGCGGTGGCCACGCGGGGATCGTCCGCATTGGCCCAGAACACGAAGTCGTGACGGGGGAAGAGGTGATAGTTGATCGGCCGGGCGGGGTTGCCCGTGGGATAGACGCCGATCATCACGATGCCGTGCAGGGTGGCCAGGCGGTCCGCCTGCTGCATCAGGCCGTTGAGCGAAATGTCCTGGCATACGCGATTGTACCAGGCATCGATCGTGGCGTCTGACGTGATGCGGCGATGTCGCGGGCCGGGCTTGTAGAGGTGGCCGGTGAGCTTTGTGACGGCTTGCCTCGTGATGAATGAGACCCTCTTGGGCCTCGTCAACCACGACAGCGCATCTTCTGCGGGGCGGAAAGAAACGTACTTCTCCGATTCGCCGTCCATCCAATCCTGAAGCTCGCGGGCTTTGACGAGCTGGCGCTCATGGGAGGGGCAGCCCTGTTTGACCTCACGAAGGATTGAGCGAAGATCAGGGGTGTCGTCGCCGGCTTCTGGTTCAACTGTGTTGGGGAGGTATGAGGCCATGGGCAGTGCTTTCGACAGCGAAGTGTATTCCGAGCGCCAGCGGTTGCCGGGGGTGTCAATCAGC